GTGCTTGGGTATTGATTTGAGTGTTTCGAGCAGTTCTTTGTTTTCTTCCTCCAAACCCATATTTTCTGCTTTTAATCTCCCGATCTCTTCGGCTAATGCCTCTATCTTAATATCTTTTTCTTTAAGTAATTGATATATCAGGGAAAGTTCTGATACATCCGGCTGTCTAATTGGTGCTTCAGGTACCAAATTGGATGTATTTTGTAGCATTTCGCCGCTGCCTGTTAGTAACCATGTAGGATTTATATCCGGATAGAATGAGATTATTCTCTCGCATTTATCTGAGCCTAAATTCTCCCCTTTATCCAAACATCCGTTTGAAAGCCCCGTTTTCTTATAAAATTTATATTTTGTAAGCTCCTTAAAATCAATATATTCAATAATACGTGATACTACACCCATAATTTAATAGAAAATTTCCTCGTTTATTTATTAAGTTATTAATCGTCGCTTATGTGTAGGTTACACCTCTTAGGAAAAGTAAAGAACTTGCATTCTATGCAATCTCTACGGAACTCACAGGTGCGTGCTTGGGTATTGATTTGAGTATTTCGATGAGTTCTTTGTTCTCTATCTTCAAACCCTCAAGCTCTGCTTTTAGCCTCCCGATCTCTTCTTTTAAAGCCCCCACCTCTGCATCTTTATCTTTAAATAATTGATATATCAAGGATTTTTCTGAAATATCCGACTGTCTAATTGGTGCTTCATGCACTAAATTGGGTGTGTTTTGTAGCATTTCGCCTTTGCCTGTTAGTAACCATGTAGAAGAATAAAGGGGATAATTTTCAACTATCACTTGAAGCCATTTAGATTGTATATCCGTACCTTTATTGATTGCACGCGACAAAACACCTTTGCTAGCACCGATTTTCTTCTCTAAAAAGCCTACTGTAATGCTTTCGTTATCAGCTATCTGCTGGATTCGTTGTAAAATACTCATCATTTTGTTGAAAATTATCACCCATTAATTTGCATAGTTGAAAATTATCAACTAATATTGCAAAGTGTAACGAAACCGATACACGTTGTAAAGGTATAAAAAGTTTTTAATAACTCAAATAACAGTAATATGAATGATGTAGTAGTACGAAGAGGAGTTAACATTAAGCTCCAAGGTGAATTTAATGTAACTGAGAAAACAGTGCGTTTGGCATTGCAGGGTAAAACAAGGTCTGCTTTAGCGGATAAAATTAGAGCGGCAGCCGTTCATCGGTATGGTGGGCGCACAGAGAATGAGCATAAAGTAATAATCTTAAAAAAGTAAAGACATGAATAAAAAATTAGTAATTGATAAGTGTACGAATTGCCCATATTTTCAGTTTTTGATTACTGAAAAAGGGACACCTAAGCGAGGTGTATGTTTTGGTCGAAATAAACTTTACTATCTGACTAATGACCCGAAAGCGTCAATTCCAAACGATTGTCCTCTGGAAACAACCGAAGATAAAACAAGTATTTAAATAATTCAAATCAAATAAAGAACTGAACTTAATTATCATGGCAAAATCAAATTTCTATAGTGGAATAGTTACAGTAAAATTGAAAGCCCCAAAGGGATATAAGCCTCATCTTACAACTATTAAAATAGCATATATGAGTACATTAAATACTGAGTCATTCAGAAGTGAAACTGCTGCCCGAATAGGTGATAAGGTAAAAATGCAATTAGAATCGGCTAATCTTGGGATAGAATTAGTAGTTACTACATCTATTGAGGTAACCCCAGTGATGGGTATAGAGTATTTGATAAAAGATTAAATACCATGAAAGCAAAATTAATACTGTACGGATGGACGTTGAGCCTTTTGGGCTTGATTGGGGGGCTTGGGATATTGGAGCATGCCCGCGAGCGTGGGGAGGGTAATATATTACTGGGGTTGGGGTTGATTGGATTTTTTGCGTTGATGTCTTGTTTGATTACACACTATAGTGAGATTGTAGACGCAGAATATGAGAGACTGGGTCGATGGTGTATAAAAACATTTAAGACGCACGAGATACCTCAATGGGTGATGTGGGTGGTTGTGTTAGGGTCGTTTTTACTTGTAATATTTAAAATATGAAAGTATATCAATTAGGATTAGATGCGAATTTAGCAGGGCAGGTGATGCTGGCTTGGACGAATGGCGATTATGATTGCGATCTGCGCATACGGAAAGCCAAAACACCGGGGCTTATCGTGGTGGAACTTACGGATGGTAAGTTGGTAGAGGTGATTAAAGAAAGAACGGGTTGTAGAATACATATCAAGGAGTAAACAACCCACCCACAAAAGTACAAACGCTTTACGCGCGGTGCGAGTTCCGCGGGTGGGAACTAATATAAAAAACAGAATATTATGCCTCACGAATATAATAATATGATGGTTGTTACAAGAGAAGAGTTAGTACCTGCGTACTACCCAACTCTGCATGCACTTCAAGTGAAGCTCTCTCGTGATGAAAAAAAGCCTTACGGTATCAAGCGCGCACAGCGTGGCGGTGGTGCAGGTTGTGAACTGCTGATTAATTACGATACACTGCCGCTGATCATACGCGAGGCGCTTGGTGATCCGAGACGCGTGGATAGTTGCCTTGAACGTTTCTACAGCACTGATGCTGCTGCGGTAGCCTATTTTTCAGGCGTGAAGCGTGGCGGTGTAGGGTTAGATGCAACAACACAAAATGAGTGCGCCGTAAATGCTCAGGTGTTAAATGCTTTAATCGCTTTGCGAGACGAACGCAAGCGCGAGCGGGTGCGTCGAGGGCAACCTGTCAACAAAGGGTTGTGGCAAAGTTTATGCGATGACGCCATAGGGTTTAATACAATCTTACGCATCAAGCATGATGAAGAGCATAACCTACCCACTAATGAGAGGCGTTTAAAAGAAAAAATAGAAGATTACGAGAAGCTGGGTTATGAATGTTTGATAACAAGTAAGTTTGGTAATAAAAATGCCTCGAAGCGTACAGACGAAATAGCAGGACTACTTGAAAGCATGTTTAAAAATAAAGATATCAAGCCCTCTGCTACCGACGTGGCACGTCAATATGATGCTTTTATTGGTGGATATGTAGAACTGATCAACACTGAAACAGGTGAACAGTATAACCCGAAAGAATTTAAGAAATTGAGCAATCGAACAATTACCTCATTTTTAGCTGGTTGGCAGAGTAGTATTGCCACACGCTTAGGACGTGGAGGTAACAGGCAAAAATATATGTCAGAATACGAAGCCTTTGTTTCGCTCAAACACCCAGAGTATGCTGGTAGTATCATTTCTATTGACGACCGTAACCCACCCTTTTGGTATGAAAAGGGTAAGCGTATTTGGTTTTACAACGCTATAGACTTAGGTAGTGAAGCATTTACATGCTGGGTATGGGGCAAAACAAAAGAGGGTATTATACTTGATTTCTACCGTGAGCTGGTACGCAACTACACCGAATGGGGTTTTAATCTCCCTGCTGAATTGGAGTGCGAAAGCTCATTGAATAGTTCTTTTAAAAACACTTTTTTAAAGCCGGGTAATATGTTTTCGTATGTACGTATTGAAGCCAACAAGGCACGCGCTAAACGTATTGAGCGATACTACGGAAACCTACGATACGACATTGAACGGGCGCATCCAGGTTGGTTGGGTAGACCTAATGCCATAAGAGAGGCTAACGAGAAGCGAAGCGATGAAGTGATTATACCATACAATCAATTAGTAAAGCAGTGTTTGGGTGATATACAGATATGGAACAATATGCCACACAGTATATACAAAGATAAAACCCGTTGGGAGGTTTTCTGTGAAAAGCAAAACCCGAATCTCTCACCCACCAACTGGAAAGGCATACTACCCTACTTAGGCGATAAGGCTTCGCGCACGTGTAGAGCTGCCAATATTAAGATTGGTAATACCTATTATCTATTAGGTGACGAGGGTAAAATATGTACAGGTGATGACTTGATTGCCATACTCACAAAAGTGGAGCAAAAGCAACTTGATATACGCTACCTAACGGGGCATAATGGGCAGATGCTTAAAGCACTTGCTTACATCAATGATAAGTATGTATGTGAGCTTATTGAGAAGCCTCTTGTGTCAAGGGCACAGATAGAGCAGACAGATCAAGATCGTGCCAATATGGAGATTGTAAGTGCTTATAACAATACGATCACGGGATATGCCCGTAAGCGCAAAAACAATATTGAACCTGTAATCGTGATTGATAACAGAGAGGTTACACTCAATAATAAATTTCAGATTTTTGAGCTTACCAATGTGGACGAACCGGGTTATCTAAACGTTGATGACGAACGAGAAATAGAGATACTGGAGGAGGACTTAGAACTGGAATTAAATGCCGTTACAATGCCATTTCAACGACAAACATTAGGCGATAGATTTTAACAACTAAAAAAAAATATACAATGATTGAATTAACGAACGAATTTAAAAACAGAGTAGTTGCAGCATTGGCTGTGGCGCGTGAGAATTACGATGGCTCGGATGCAGCTTTTGCCAAAAAGATTGGTATTTCGTCATCCATATACAACAGAGTGAAAAGTGGCGTTATTGATAAGATTATGCGCCCCGAACAGTGGCTGTCTATAGGTCGTTTATTGGATGTTTCGCCTGATGAACGTAAATGGAACATGGCACGTACAGAGGTGTTTGATGTCATTGAAGAGGAGGTTAAGTTTTGCCAAGAGTTTGCCAAATCAAAAATCTTTGTAGATGATTGCGCCATCGGCAAAACCTATTCTGCTAAATACCTCTCTCGCACGCTTAAAAACTGCTTCTATGTGGATGCTAGCCAATGTAAAACGAAAATCGCATTTGCACGTGCACTGGCAAAGTGTATCGGTGTAGAAAGTTTAGGCACTTACGTTGCGATTAAAGAGAATATAAAATACTATCTCAATGTGATACAGAAACCAATCGTTATCATAGACGAGGCTGGCGATTTGAGTACAGAGGCTTTTTTGGATATTAAAGAGCTTTGGAATGCAACGGATGGTTCTTGTGGCTGGTATATGTTGGGAGCTGATGGGTTGCGTGCTAAGATTGAGCGTGGTATAAATGGTAAGCGCAACGGGTACAAAGAGATATTCTCACGCATGTCTGATAAGTTTACAAGTGTTGTGCCAAATGGTAGACAGGATAAAGTCACATTTTACCGCAAACTTATTACAGATGTGTTATCCGTGAATATGAGCGATAAATCGCAACTCAATAAGGTTGTCAATAGATGTCTATCCACCGACACAGGAGCTGGAGAAGCTTCGGGACTTCGCCGTGCAGAATCATTACTAATATTAATGCAATAACCATACAGAACAATGAGCAGAGCACACAGTATGCGCAATCTTTTTAATCAGAAATTTGAAAAGATGAATTTTGATGGTGTATGGAAAGATGCACTTGGAACTCCAACACACGGCGGTGCGTGGTTGATCTATGGAGCAGAGAAAAACGGTAAAACATCGTTTGCCTTGATGCTTGCAAACTACCTATCCTCATTTGAAAAGGTATTATATATAAGTGCAGAGGAGGGCGTAGCTGATACATTTGTTTATGCAGCTGCACGGGCAGGGATTACCGAAGACAATGCAAACCTCAAACCTCATGATTATATGTCAATAGAGGAGTTAAGGGAGCGAATGAATGGAAAGCGTATGGAACGTATTGTTTTTGTAGACAATATAACGGTCTATAAAGATGAACTAAAGGAGTCCACACTCTGGAAGTTAATACGGGATTTTCCAAAAGTGATCTTTGTTTTTCTTGCTCACGAAGATGCAAAAACAGGCGAGCCTTATTTGGCAGCCTCCAAAGCTTGCAAGCGATTTGCAAAAGTTATTGTACACGTCGAGGGGCTTGTTGCTAATGTGCACGGACGTGGAGAGTGTCCCGGTGGTCGCTTAGTAGTAGATTTAGAAAAAGCAGCCCTATGTTGGGGTGATAACGTTAATAAAACAAATGAGGATGAAAACTAAAAGGAATTATCGCCGATTGTATGCCATCGTGGCGCATCACCCTGATTACACGGCAGCGAGTAGAGACAATTTGATTAGAGGGTATGTTTGGGGGCATACCAAAGAGCGCACATATCACAAAACGGAGTTAAGCGACAGAGAGTATGCAGCGCTGTGTGCATCATTAGAAAAAGACTTGAATGTGCCACCTGTGCGCCATCGCACCGCCTACCCTAAGGGTGATAACACACCCGAAGGCTGGCGCCGTAAATTACTTGCTGCTACGCATGAGCATATTATGTTGTCGGGATATGGCGAAGATCAGCATTATTTAAATGATAAAACAGATTATGCAATGGGTATTATATTGCGTGCAGCGAGTTCAAAAGAGCGGTCAGTGGCTGCATTTAATAAACTAAGCCTTGTTAAGCTACAATCGTTGTATAACGCTTTTGTGCAAAATAATTCTACCCAGCGAAATATTAACAACAATAAGAAAAAATAATCATGGCTGGAGAATCACACATATACAACAGGCGGTTAAAAAAGGAGTATAAGCAGAGCATCGCAGATAAAGAAGCAGAACTCAATGAGCTATTGGACGAAATACTGGTTATGCCTGGTATGCCAACCCCAGCGCAGTTGGCACGCAAAAAAGAGTTAGAGCGGGTGCTCTATGCTAATCAGTTACAGGACGAACATTATAATGGGATAGACAATTCGTATTCCACAATTAAATAATTTACTAAAAACAAAAAAGGTATGGACTTATCAAAATTTACAGCAGCCGAACGGGCAGCATTAAGAGAGCAGTTGTTAGCAGAAGAGCAAGCAGAGCAAGACGCCATCGCCAAGCAGCGAGATGACTACAAAGGGCTGGTAAACGAAACAGTGATAGAGCAGGTGGCGGAACTGCAAAAGCTATCGCAACAAATGATGCAAGCTAAGCGCAATGTATTTAACAGCTTCGCAACGGTTATTGACCTTAAAAATGAGCTATTCAACGTCAAAGAAGATCGCCGCAGTGATACATTTTCCTCTACCGATGGCAAAATGAGTGTTACCATCGGTAACCGAACCAACGAGGGTTGGGATGACACTGTTAATGTGGGAATTGAGAAAGTGAAAACTTATATCAAATCTCTCGCTAAAGATGATAACAGTGCGGTACTGGTAGACACCATTATGGGGTTGATCGCAAAGGATCGCAAAGGTAATCTGAAAGCATCAAAAGTGTTGGAGCTTGAAAAGTTGGCAAACAAAACCAAAGATGATAATTTCTTGGATGGCATCAAAATTATCAAAGAGGCTTATCGCCCACAACCAAGCTGCCAATTTATAGCGGTGCAGCTACGGGGCGAAGATGGCAAAGAGGTTGCCCTCCCTTTATCAATGAGTTCAATCGAATAGCTATGGAGACAAAAAAAAGCGGTGCAGCCTTGTATGAGCAATACAAGGGGCACTTTGCCCGAATAGCGAACTTAGAGGGCATTGTTTGTGGACATTGTGAAGATCAACTAATCATTGCCATCACGAAGCGACACGAAGGCGCTGAGGGTGGTTGGCGGTATTGCTCCAGAGATGAATCGGATGCAATATATACCAATCAGAATCACGAAGAGGGGTACACCTATGTACCAGAAAAAAGAATAATAAAAAACGCATTTTAAAAATTAAGATTATGAATAACTGGTTTGAATGTAAAGTGAGCTACATGAAAATGATTGAGAACGGTGTGCAAAAGAAAGTAACAGAGCCATACTTGGTTGATGCGCTTTCTTTCACCGAAGCCGAAGCACGCATGATTGAAGAGATGAAGCCTTATATAACAGGTGATTTTACTGTATCAACAGCACGCAGGGCGCGTATCTCGGAACTGTTTTTTAATGAGAAAGGGGATCGGTTCTATAGGTTTAAAGTACTCTTTATCACATTAGACGAAAAGGGAGGAGAGAAAAAAACGCCCGTCCAGATGTTTGCACAGGCTTCTGATATTAAAGAGGCAATAGCAGTATTGGAGAAAGGTATGGAGGGCACAATGGCAGATTATACCATTGCTTCGGTTGCTGAAACTATGATAATGGATGTGTTTCCTTTTTCGTCTGATGACGAGACAGAAGAAAAAAGTCAAGAGGAGACGATCGCAGAAAGTTTATCATGAGTAGGCTGGCACAAATGCTTGCCGTGATGCCCAGTAAGTATGAACGTTGCGAAGCCCCCGAAGTCGTAGAAAGCTTCAATCACCAATGCCCCCGCTGTAATGGCGCGGGGTATATCGCAACCGAACGCACAGGCTATGATTCGTATAAGCACGAAAAGTGCCTGACGTGTAAAAGCACAGGGCGCCTCAAGGCAAAAGTAACGACAGAATGGAGTGCGGATTTAACGGAGTATAATGGTAAATAAAATAAAGGATATGAAAGAATTTGAGATAGGAGATACAGTTTTTTGTATGTACCAAAATAAAGTGGTAGAAGGTACAATTATAGAGAAAGTAAGAAAACAAGCTGCACGACAGAATAAAGAGGGTGAAGTTATTGGTTGCGATGACAAGACGTCGTATCGTACCACAATACCTCGTGGTCTTGATGTGCTTGCAACGTCAACCATTCCCGCCGATGGATTTTATAAAACGAAAGCGGAGCTGTTAGAATCTTTGTAAATAAATAAAAAGGTGATATGAAAAAGATATTAACGATTACATGGGACACAAATACTGGTTCCATGATCTCAGACTGGGGAGAAGGAGTAACAGCGGACGATGCTGTTAGTATGTGCGAATTTGCTCTTGGTGAAGCAGAGTGTGCACTTGAAGAAGAAGATTCAAATTAATAAATAAGTGAAGATATGGGAAATACTATAAATGATGTAGTTATTATTAACAGATATGATTACAATGAGCTTGTAAAAAAAGCAGAGGCTACTGAT